ATACTCTTGCCAAAGTTTACCCATATCAATAATAGAGTCCCACTCGCACGCAGTTGTACCATAAGGCAAATCGCACAAGATCATATCAATCGATTTGCTGGGAATGGATGGCATAAGGTTAAGGCAATCGCCAAGGTGGATTTTGTTTTCTTCTAGCATTTATCCCCCATGTGCAATAAAGGTTCATGATTTGCTAGTCTCTCAAGACTCTTCTTGTGATAAGTCTCATCTCTTTCAATGCAGATAAACCGGCGGTTTGTATTTATGCAGGCAACGGCGGTGGTGCCACTGCCTGAGCAGTTATCAAGGATCAATTCACCTTCGTTTGTGTAGGTCTTGATTAGGTATTCAAACAAGGCTACTGGCTTTTGTGTTGGATGTTGTCCTATCTTACTTGAAAACTCTAAGATATCACTGGGAAAGTATTCACCATTATTGACTGTTGGAATTCTAACCAGTTTTTCATCACCGTAGGCACTCTTGCCACCGATTGAAGATTTCTCATTACTTATTTTATATGCTTTGCCATCTTGCATTTGAGGATTATATTTTGGCTGTTTTTTGTAAAAAATCATCACTTCCTCAAATTGCGATAAAGGTCTTCTATTTGCATTGAGAAATTGAGTTTTTAAACTCTTGATCCAAATCCATCTATATCTAAAAAGCGCTGGATTGCTTGACCATAGCTTGAAAGTAAAGACATTATTGGCCGTCAAAACAATTGCGCCGTTGTCCTTGATAATTCTCTCATACTCCTGCCAAAGTCTAGTCATATCAATAATAGAATCCCACTCGCAGGCCGTCGTTCCATAGGGAAGATCGCAAAGGATCATATCAATCGATTTGCTGGGGATGGATGGCATCAGATCAAGGCAGTCTCCCAAGTGTATCGTGTTTTCTTTTAGCATTTATCCCCCATGTGCAAAAGTGGCTCATGATTGGCCAGTCTCTCAATAGATTTGCGATGATATGTCTCATCTCTCTCAATGCAGATAAATCGGCGGTTGGTATTCATGCACGCAATGGCTGTTGTACCGCTACCAGAGCAGTTATCCAAGACTAGCTCACCTTCGTTTGTATAGGTTCTGATTAGGTATTCAAACAACGCCAGTGGCTTCTGTGTTGGATGGATTGAGTGATTGTTTCCATTTGAAAACTTGATGATGTCAATAGGATGCCTAGTTTCTTCATACTGTCTAATCTGTGCAATATCATTGATATTGATAGATCCAGATCTTGCTCCTCCCTTATCACTTCTTGAATAAGGCTTGAATCCCTCCCTCATTTGTGGATTGTATGTTGGAAGTTTCTTATAAAAAATCAATACATCTTCATGCTGAGCTAAAGGCATTTTATTTGCATGTACAAACCGATAAGGCATTGTCTTCTCCCAAATCCATTTATATCTAAAAAGGGATGGATTGCTTGACCAAAGTTTGAAAGTAAATACTGAGTTGGCCGTCAAAACGATAGCGCCGTTATCCTTAATCACTCTCTCATACTCTTGCCAAAGCCTGCTCATGTCAATAATGGAATCCCATTCGCAAGCGGTTGTACCATAAGGCAAATCGCATAAGATCATATCAACTGATTTGCTGGGAATGGATGGCATCAGATCAAGGCAGTCTCCCAAGTGAATTGTGTTTTCTTTTAGCATTAGTGGCTCCTCATCATTTTTATATGTGAGCTCACTTGATTCAGCTTACTCTTGACCGTGGGGGAGGCTGGAGGAATTGGCTTATCTGGCTGGATTTCGCTATCTCTCCAGCGCCAATTTATGACGTCATATCTTAGAGCGTCTAGAGGATCCTCCTTCCCGTCTTTCTTTGGTGTCTCTTTACCATCCCAAGCGTAAGACAAGATTGCTTTTCTGAATGAATTGCCTTGAGCAGATCCACCTCTATCCCAAACTTCTTTAGAGCATAAAATCTTGCGTTGATGGATCAAGCGTTTAACTCTTTGCACGCCGTTTAAGATGTCCGTTCGTATTGGATCAGTGCACCATCTAAATGCAATTCCTATGCCTCCTTGAGCTGGAGATTTAGCTAGCTCATGGAATGCAGATAGTGCGGTTCGATCTGATCTAGCGGATCCGGCTTTATCACCAGATGCACCATCAAGCAAAATGCGGTTGGGGTAGTGTTTGGCTAGATCTCTAGGAGCAGCAATCTTGAGGATTTCTTTGGCAAGCTCTGAAAGCGTGATTTCTTGAGGATTGATTTCAGCACATATCACATCAGCTTCTAAAGTTGGATCATGCGCTAAGATCAAAACTGAAGGCTTTCTAAAACCAAAGTCAATGACAAGCCTTGATGACATAGATGGATGATATCGCCAATTGTCAATGATGTGGCCTAGTGTCCATTCAGAATAAATCACGCCTTGAGGTGGTCTAGGTTGATTTTCAACCATTGCCAGCCGTTCAGACTCTGGCAAATTCTTGACGGCGTCAAACCAAGCCTCTGACAAGTTGGCTTTATTCACATGGCTAGCATAGAAGATTGGCGTGCATCCAGCTTTCTCAGCAAAGTCGACCCACCAAGCTCCCCAAACGGGCAAGCCTACCATGATCATCTTAGGTGATGGACCAGATCTAAGACGGCCAAGAGTTTTCTGCGCTACTTCTTCAGATAAAGTTTGACATTCATCAATCAACGCAAGACCTGAAGTTATGTTTAGGCCTTCCAATGGATTATGTGTAGCGTCTCTTGTGCCTGGTCTAAAATAAGATCTGCACCAAACGACATGACCATTTGGAGCCGTCCACTTGCCTTCTTGCTGGTGGTATATCCAGCCATAAGGCACAAGCCACTTTTCAATTTCCGGACCTAAGACCGATCGATAGCGTGGCGCTGTGTCGGTGATCAAAAGAGATGACTTGTTTGGATGGATGCTTGACCATGTCCACAAGGCAAACACAAGCGCCGAAGTCTTACCACTACCCCAGCCAGCTCTAACGGCAATAAATGGATCATGAGAATAGATCAGCTTATCAATCAGATCGATCTGCAAGGGATTAAGTTTGAGCTCAATATCAGTCTTCTTCATCTTCGATTTCTTCTGGCAATTCGTGCGTTACTTGTATGACTTGAGCATGCTTCTCTTTTTGTACCTGCTGGATCACATTGATGATCACCTTTGAGTCATCCGATTTTGTATTCATATCAATCGTTGACTTCTCTCCAAACTCTGATGGAAACTTACGAGCAAGCAACCATTGAGATGCACGCACATCGGTTTCAGAATGGCGCTGAATGTTTTGAAGGTGCTTGAGCTTAAGAGAGATTTCAGCTCGCTTGATGTCTGCCACCAATTCAGCATCTGCCTTCATCCAGCTGTGCCAAGTTGGGTAGGGAATGCCAACGATAGATAAGGCATCAGTTTGAGAGAGGCCTTGAGATATAAGCTCAAGCACTTGCTCGGTTGATACAAGCCTTTTCTTTTTGGCGATTTCAGCTCGATCTTCTTCTGGCTTTTTCGTTAGTGCATTGCTATTTTTGCCGGCCTTAGAATCAACTGTATCAATTTTTATAGCTGCTTTAGTCTTTGCCATGATCATTCTCCAAAAAGTAGAGCGGGGACATACCTGTCTTTTCTGCAAGTATTTTGGCTAATTGATAGCTAGATTGATTTTTGCCTCTTAGAACATTGATAATAGTGGTTTCATGATAGCCGATTTCTCTAGCCAAATCCTTAATGTTCATCCCAGTTTTCTCTTTAACGAGTTTAGTCTTTTCGTTCATGGCTATGATCTAGCTCCCTGATGATTTTAGTAGTGATCTTCTCAATAGCATCATCATCATCAATAGACAAAACTTGATCAATCTCAGACTTGTTGAGACCGTCAAGCATAAGCTTTTCAGCCAGCTTTGAAACTTTGATAGAGTGCCTATCACTGAAAGCGTCAAGAAGGCTGATCAATTTTGTTGACACATAGAGATTGAGGATTGATTTTCTATCTTTGATTTTCATAGAAAGATAATCTCACTTGCAAGGAGTTTGACATAAGTTTTTCCCT